CCATTTAATGGAGTCATTAGTTTTGGCACCTCACCAGCAAGGCTAATCACAACTTCCATTAAATCCTTCATTCCACCCATCAAAGGTTGTACACCCTCCACTAATGCTAATTGCCATGAAGAGATCATTACATTCTTAGTACCAGTAAATGACTCCCGTAATCGCTCTAACATCCCATGAAATCTTCCTCCTTCCTCAGTCATTGCCATCATAACATCGACAACCATCTGGGAAGAGATCTGACCCTTTCGCATCTGGTCATATACCTCACCCGGGCTAATCCCCAATTGGCTGGAAAGTCCTTGTACTATTCCCACGCCATGCTCAGTAAACTGCCTGAGTTCTTGCCCTTGCAGGCGGCCTTTGGCAATAACCTGACCTAAGGCTAGAGTCAAAAATGGCAGTCGTTCCTGACCTACCCCAGCAGCAATGGTTGAGAGCATCCTATTATAGCCTCTTATGTTCTGTTCAGGAGCTCCATAGGCCAGAAGCTGTTTCATGTTACCAAAGACTTGGCGTTGGGTGAAAGGTGTGGTTCTGGCAAACTCCATCCCGTAAGACACAAGAGCCTGTGCTTTGGAAGCAGACCGGAGCATGACCTCAAAGGCAATGGTTGTACTCTCAAGTTCAGCAGCAAGGTTTATAATCTTAGCAGTTACCCGTCCGATACCATACAGTGCCCCAATGGAGAAAAAACGCATGGCATACGTCATTAATCTGGTTGACATTGTGACTCTTTGCATACCCTTGTTGAGTCGGGTGGTTGCAGCTGTGGCACGATTCATGCCCATAGTGAACCTGTCTCTCAGCTCAATGATATAAACAGTACGTTCAAAATTACTAGCCACGCTTTGTCTCTTTAATTCTTATTTTATCCTCAAACTGAAGAACAAACTTTAACCTGTTCCATAGCAACGACAACCGGTCAAACGTGTCAGGCTCCTCCTTAAAATAATAATGGACTAACGCTCTTATCTGCATCAGTCCACCACTAGAAAAATCTCCAAGTTCAACCCCATCAGCTTTTTTCGTTACCGGGATCTCATGCTCTTCTAATTTTTTTTTAATTCCCCAGATGCCGGATTAAGAATCTCAAGCATTGGCTCGGATGCTGCCCGTACTGAAATGAAGTTCTTTGTAACCTCATCAACTGGATCACCGCCAACCCATAAATTCTTGAGCAAAAACTTAACCGTTTCAACTTCCTTGCCTTTGCCAATCAAAGTGGCAGCAGCCATGTAAGTTGGCTCATCTAGTTCCTTTAAATAAATTTCAAAGAAGTCCTTTTGACCCCTGTCTTTTGGCAGTCGGAGTGTCCAATCTCCAACCGCCTTTTTTGTACCCTGTGCAGTCATAAATTTAAGCTATGTATTGAATATCACTCACAAAAAGCTCCAGAGGAACCTCTATCTGAGAATTGTTCGTTTCGGAGCTGATGTTAACTCCTTTAAATCTACATTTTACTAGCCTGTGCCTCACCAGGATGCCGTCTTCCGGAAGGAAATTCACACCTACGTCAAACCATGGAATGTTCTGCAGCTTGCCTAAAGTGGCTACTGCCTGAAGCCTGTTGACTTCTTCCATCGTTAATGTAATTGTGCCTTGCGGTTCAACGATTCCAAGTCCTGCACTCGTTGGCAGGTTACCTGTAGAATAGTTAGGAGTCATTTGCTGAATATCACTATAGGTGATAGCAGTCACACCAATAATTGCCACTCCGAAAATGTTCAAGACAATATCGGCATGGTTATAGGCAACTCCGTTAATTAAAGGTATTTCTAATCTTATTGCCATAATTATGTCAAGTTAGCGGTGAAACCAATATTTACAGTGATAAACTCTGCAACACCCAATGGTAGAATCTGAACGGTTACCTCCAGCGTTGATGTAGCAAGTACATCCTGTGCCGGATCGATTAACACGTTCTTACCGGAGATCTCACGATCAGCTTGCATTCCCTCAAGAGCTGTATTACACAGATCACTGAAGTAACCAATCGTATCATCGGTAAGTGTCCCATCATCGTTAAGTAGCAGAGTAGCATTTAACTCCGGAGTAAGTGCTGATTCAACTGCTCTGATGGCCTTGTCTATAACTCTGTTATATTCAATCCATGCATAGTCAGATGTAGCAGCAATAGCAGTTGGCATTCTCTCAAAGTAAGAGCCCGACAGCTGCGGAGTGTACTTCCTGAGTATGGTGTATCCGTCATCTTTTATAGCTCCTAAAATAGAAGCGGAAAGAGAAGAGATCAGATCACCATTTGCAAGTGATGGCACCTCAAGTTCAGTACCGTTAGAGACATTATACTTTCGTACATGCCCTACGGATTCTTCAACTCCTGAAAGTGATACAGCTCCAAGACACGCTCCTAGTGCCGGGATACTAAATCCTGCACTGACAGCTAAAGCAGCCCCTACTGCACCGCCATCCTCACCAGCAATCACTGAAACTTTCGCTGCGGTGTCACCTCTGAGGTCCGGCAAGGTAGTTGGGTCTATAAAGCCTGTCATGTCCGCTCCGTAGAGCACACTCAGCCTGCCCCCTGTTGCATCTATCAGATCAACCTGAGTTTGGATGAGTGCCGTTTGAGCTGCAAGGAAAGCCAGGGCATTGGCATAAATAGCACACTGCCTTATTTTTCCTGCTGCAAATACCTGTATCGATAGGAGTTCTGCGAAATCATACGCACCTGCTGGAACATCATAATAGCCAATGTAAAGCTCGCCCTCTGGATTAATTCTGAAATACTCACTGACCTGATAATGCTCATGCTCTGATCCAACCAGAGTAGAGATAAGTCCGAGTGCTTCAGCTTCTTCCAGAGTGTATACCAGCTTTGTTTCATTAGCAGCCCAGCCTGAAGGAGGAGTATCATTATAAAAGAGTATGCCAGATACTTTGTCTTCGTTGGGAGCCCTGCGGCCTAGACCGCCCTCTCCTACGTTTATTGTTACTTTTGATAGTCCTGCCATTATGCTTTTATTTCAAAGTATTTTAAATCAAAATCTTTTGCGTATCGGATAGCCACAGCCCTGTTTATCCCGTAAAAGATGTTGCAGTTTTCCATTACGACATACTCGATGCCTCCAGGAGAATCCTTAAACCTCTCTTTTACATAGGCTACAGCCTCCTCTTTATTAGCAATCTTTCTAACCACCGGAGCTTTTGGTGCAGAAGCGGCTGGTTTAGAAGATTTACTCTTCTTCTGAGCCATTCCTAAGTGGTCTCAACGATAGATACGATACCTTTATAATCATTTCTAGCTGCCAGAGCACCAAAACGAACTGCAGCGGAAAAGATAGTACCGTAGTAGGCTGGATCGTCAACATTAAGGAATACCTTGATGCTTCCGTTAGCCCTTCTAACCATATCTCGATGGAAGACCATGCCACCAGCAAGGTCAGTAGTTGCCGTAGCAGCTTCTGGGTCCTTAATGACATGAGTGGATGTAGTGTGAGAAGTGACATAAGTTCGGGTCAACACGTTGATACCGAAGATCATTCCAACCCATCCGTCAGGAATATTTGACTTACCATAAGCGTCCATTCTGGTGAACTCATCCAACAGAAGAATATCATTGATCATACCCGGAGGCAGTAACATGTATCTTCCAGAAGTTGGGATGTTCTCCTTGTCCAGGATCAGCTTTGCAGCGAGAATGTCAGCCTTGGTTAATACCTTGGCAGTTGTCACTGTGGATCCAGGAGCATCAGATTGACGAGTGGCAGTTCCAGTTGTTAACCTTCTGTGAGCGGCATTAACGCCTTTTCCCCACCCGTAGGTGCAGCGGTCGCCTTTCTTATCTTTCAGAGAGGTAATGTGTTGCTCTTGTATGGACACCCTTTTGTTGTACGCAACAACAAGTTCCTCACTAAATTGGAGGTGTGTCGGATCAGAAGAAAGTTCTTCAAGAACATACTGCGTTGCAGCGTCAGTTCGTTGAGAAATTGTTCCAGGGAAAGATGAGCGGTCAATAACAATAGTCGGGTCTGTACCAGCATGTGGTAGCTCAACAGAGTTGTTATTAACGAATGCGTCATCATTTTTTGCGAATTGCATGAAAGAATTATCCTTCCTCAACGCTTCGGTGATTTCGGATAAAAACAGTCGTGTTAATAGTTCAGCAGCCATTTATTTATGTTTTTTAATTTGATTAATTGGTTAAGCGGCATCAACGATTTTTTCCCAATCCGAGAAGTTGACCATTGCAGTGCCATTGTAATACAACTCTATGATGTCTTCATCACTAGCCACACCAGTAAGATTCGCAGCCGAAGCAGCAAATCCAGTTCCCAATGTTATATTTCGACCAGTTGTGTCTTGTACAACGTGTACAATCATTCGTGCTCCTACTGGGTATGCATCTCCGAAAGTTAAATTTATCGTGATAGCCCCCGTCATGGTAGATAAATTTAGAACCGTCAAAAGATCATATACAGTAACAGCTTTCGTACCTGTTCCGGTAAGTGCCTGAACATCAGGGGGTCCGAAAGGAAATTTTACAGCCATAACTAGTTAGCAGTTTTTTCGTTGTACACATCCATTACCTTTTCAAAGCGTTCCGGATTTTCATCCCGTAGCTCCTGAAGTTCACTTCCATGATTTCTCACAAAGTCAACTACATCCTCTATTCCTTCAACGTCTTGTGGTTTACCATTGCCACCTGTGGCAATTGTTGTTTGAACAGAAGCCTGAACATCCGGAGTTTTAATTGACTCCAGCTGATTTTTCACACCGTCAAGATCTTTGACAGCTTGATCAACCCATATTTCTTTTTTCTTTGGGTCGATCTTACCTTCGAGAATAGCAGAATCGATTACCATTCCGGCAATCTCTTTACTGGAAGCAGTTAGTTGTTCTTGCAGGTTTTTGATTTCAAGCTCCTTTTCGGCTACAGTCTCATCTTTATTAGAGAGTTCAGTCTCACTAGTTGAGATCGTAGTTTCCAAGGCTTCAATACTTGTAAGAACTTCTTGTTCTCCAGCTTTCTCGTCTAATTTGAAATGAGCCTTTACTTTATTCATGTTATCATCATTTATTAATGTATTAAATATATCATAAACTTGGGTTACATCCAAGCCGGTTAATACTTTTCGGTGTACTGCTGTGGAGATCACATCGTCCACTAAGTTCATAGCGATCATCTGAGTGGCATCGTAAAAGTTATCCCCCTCCATAAACAATCGCTGACATTCTTCCTCTACTTTCCCGGTACAGCGTACCATTATCATCAGAAACTTTTTCGTTATAATATCCAGGAGTTCTTTGTTGGCTCCATTACCTTTTGGAGGATGGAACATCATAACCGCAAAGTCATTGGCTGTCCTGCGGATTCCGAATTGAGAAGCTATTCCAGCCATGGAAGCTGCTAGTCCCACGACATGGGTGTTAGCCTGACAATCTATAATAGCCTGAATAATGGAGTAACCATCAAAGACGTTACCACCTGGGGAGTTAATGTATACGTTAACCTGACGGTTCATACTCTCGTAATGCCACTTCATTTCCTCTGCGAAATAGCCTCCATTCACATCTTTTCCAATCTCACCATAGAGGTACATAGTAGCCTGATCGTCAGTAGCGGAATTAGTGTAACGTGTTTCCATATTGTAAAGATATTAAAAGTTATATACACTTCCTAAGAATGAGAAGTTAGCTCTGATCTTACTCTCTGTAATTCCTGAAGCTCCTACGATACTAATATTTCCAGTTGCAGGATCCACTATAACAGGATATAAATTATTTGTTGTCTCCCCGTACGCAACTCCAACACCGGGGTTTTCAGTATACGAGCGATACGCAGCAGGAAGTGTTGCGAATACGTCAGCACCAGCTGCTGCTGAATTTCCGGCCGCAATGTTTAAATGTACTCTCTCCCCTATTTTTCTATAGGTAGAAAATGAACTCGGATTCGTCCATGGAGATGTTGGTGTCATAGCTGTAGGTTCTTCCGCTATAACAAATGCATTTAAATTTCCTATAATGTTCCCAAATGTGGGATGTCCCATATCAGTTCCTTCCATGTAAGAAGCCTTTCTCACACATACGTACTCCACAACAGGTTCAGCTGCAGGTGGGGTCAAGGTAGCTACAGACGCAGCGTACTCTTCGTAATAGTTCTTGTTGGCAGCGTCAAAGAATGTCTTTTGGGTTACAGCAGGTGAATCTAATGTGATCATAGCATAATCAGCATTATCTATCGTAGCCTCTGCTGCAAACCTAGCAAAACGTCCGGCTACAGGAAAGTAAGCTATTCCAGCTGCTAAATCCCAATCGGTTGTGTTATCCGTTACACCTCCTCCGGAAACTATGATTCCAGTGGATACATAATTTGTGGAAGGAGCTGCCTGATATTTTATTGGGTAAGCCAGTGCTGGGTCAAGTTTAGAGAGTATTCCCTCTAATGCTGCATATATCTCAAGTTCCGTAGTATTGAGTGTTTCGGTGTGCACCGGAGCACCACCAGTTGGAAGAGGATTATATAATTTTTTCATACGTATAAAGTGGTATCAAATTGTAAACCTGGAGCTTTCAGTTGATTCACCAGCTCCGTTAC